AATGCAAGCAACAATGATCACCGGAAGCATTTTCCTGTTGTTGACTACCCATTATTCTAAAGGTTGTGCCAATTCTTATACCGTGAGGCATTACAAATATAGAAGCATAAGTAAAACTACCATCCCTTAAAGGTACAACAACCGTTAAATATCTGCTATTAGTCCATCTACCACCTAATGATCTTAACAATCTAATTGCATCCTCTATTTTTGCAAATCCCCAATCACTATGATGATATTTATTACTAACAGATGTACCAATGTTGAAAGAGATACCTAGCTCCAAAACATCTATAGCAAACCACCCATTATTAGGTAAACCTCGCCTTACCACTTCATCACGTGTTAATGTTTCAATGTTCTTCATCTTCATTCTCACTTTCATGTAAATTAAACGGTACTCCATTTTCATCAAGTCCGTGTTCATTCCGACTGTCTTTTTCTTTATAGCTTTTCCAGTAATAACCGATGCCTGTAGTTGCTAATGAAGTAATGACTGAAATAGCAATCATTTCAACTGGATTTTTGTCATGAAAAGCAAGGGCATAGGATGCGATAATCGTACCTAACATCACTACAAATATAAAAATCACTAATATCTGTGAAAATGTTATTTTACGTTTTTTCATTTAATGCCCTCTCCATAATATCAACCAAAATTGATTTTCTTATAGGTTTACTGACAAAATCAAAAGCTCCAACTTCAAAGGCTTTTAGCCTCATATCATCGTCATTATCACCGGAGATAAAAATAATCGGTATATCCTTGTACCGATCATCTTTTTTTAGTGTTTCCGCAGCTTCAAATCCATCAATGCCCCTCAATCGAATATCCAGTAGTATTAAATCTGGCATAAGTCCATCATTAAGCACCCTTAACATAGTTTCTGCTGATAATACCGGTTTTAAATCATAATCATTGCAGAAAGATGATAAAATATTCAATATCATTTGTTCATCATCTACAGCAATTACAATAGGTTTATTTTCGTTTTCCACTATTTAGCTCCCCCTCTTAATGCCTTCTCACGCAAATCAATTTTAGGTGTTAATTTCTCGATCTGTTCCATCAACCAATCTACAGCCGAACCATTACCCCCAATCCCTTTGTATGGAAGATATAAATATTTCCTGAGATTATCGTATTCATCTTTCGTGATCTCACCGGCTTCAATGTAGTTAAGGGCGAGGGTAACAATACGGTCATGTGCTAAACCTAAAAGTAATTTCATTAAATACTCTTCACGCTTTTTTGTTGCTTTTATAGACTTCAATATAAAAGACAGAAAAACAACAACTACACCACCGCTACTCACCGAGGCTACTATTACCGGCATCCAATTTTCCAATTAACTCACCTTCTTTAACTAACGATATAACAGCATCCGATTTCGGATCAATGCCCGGTTCATAACTACCCCAAATCAAATGATTCTGTAAATTGATTAACCACTCTTCTACATCATAAGGTAAAATATCAGGACACGTAAAAGCCGCCCTGTAAGCGGCTTCTAACGTATCAAACTGATAAATACCGTCATATATTACCAATACCTTATTTTCCCTTTTCTTCCAAAGCTACGCGCAGCTCCTTAACTTCGTTTTCAAGTGTTATGATGCGCTCCATTAAATAACTCTCCGGCGGATCGGCTGTTTCATCACTCGGAATTACGACCGCCGCAAGGATAAACCATGATGTTTTACCATCATAAGATACATTCTGTACGAGAACCATATCATTATGAGTTTCCGTTTTACCCTCTTCATGGTTTATGATTGTGACAGTTCCGAGGTTATCGTCAAACACGGAATCATCAATGAGCTTTGGAGATATGAAATTGTTGCCGTTAAGCGTAAGTTTTTCCAGTTTCGTTTCGTTCTGTAGAATTATTGTATACATGATTTTTCTCCTTCAATTCTTTAAATAATGTGTTGATATTTTCACGTTGCTGTTTACTCATAATGCTATAATGATTTTGCATCCACGATCTAAACCAATCCTCAAACTCTTTAGGATTCAAAATGAATGCGAGCTTTTTCATCTTTTTTCGCATTCTGGTCATTTTCTCGCGGTTGATCCTGATAATGACTCTTCCGGTATCAGATAAAGAATATTTGTTTTGCAGAAATCGCCATGTTTCGGAAAGTTTACTGATATGTGTTTTATGCGGGTGTATAGTTATTCCGATACTGTTTGCGACTTTGATAATATCTTTTTCCAAATCCTGTAGAAAAGCCTTATCACTATGAATGATATAACTATCATCCATATATCGAGCGTAGTATTTTACGCTTCTTACTATCTTGATATAGTTATCAATGGGTGTAGGGTATAAAATTCCGGCAATCTGTGATACCTGGTCACCGATATTTAACCCTTTTGACATAAATTTATCGCCTGTTAGTAAGGACTGAGGTATCTTTTGGTGTTCCAATGAGTTAAATAGAACGTCCATACAGTTAGCATATTCATCATCTGTCATGTAGGAAACATCAATTTTATTCCGTTCCAAAGTCATTTCCAAAAGCCATATAGCCAAATCATCTTTGATGTACTTTTTGAAAATATTCATAAGATTATCATGCCGGATATTATCATAGAATTTTGAGTAGTCTATCAGCAAGATATAACCCTCATTTGTATTGTGCTGCATGTAGTATTTTCTAAGGTGAGTCAATAGCCTCCGTCTTGTAAAGTCTAATCCCTTGCCTTTAAGACTCGCGCCATTGTCATATATGAGGTATTTATCAATGCCCGGATTAAGGACTTCACCACAAAGAGAATGCTTAACCAACCTGTCTTGAACCTGTTCACCAACAATGACTCTGGTTTTGCCTCGTTCTGTAGCAACAAAACTGTTATCAGGTAGAAGTTTAAAGGTTCGGTTCATAAGATCACGTTGTATTTTCGCAAGTTCGATCAGATAATTCATATCAAACTTTTGTACTGATGGTTTCCATCCTGAGCCTTTTTTAGCTCTGATTAGTGCCTCATATAGTGCATTGCCGTCATGTATTTCACGCTGATAATTACAGTTCTCGTAAGAAGTAATGTCGTGTTTAGTATTTACCATTATGGAAGGATAATCCCTCCTTTCTTAACCATGAAACGAACAAATGTCTTTTTAATCATGGTTTGAAATCGGGGCGGACACCATTAGAGTTAGAAGCGTTGTTATAGTTCGCATTCCCGTTGTTGTTGACATTAGCAAAATTAGAAGCGGATTCAGAGATTACCCTTATTATTGCTGTGCATAATTCTTTAAGAATAGGTTCATTTTCAATAATATTATCAGAATTTTTGATTTTCTTTAAGAATTTGTTATCTGATTTTCTCCACCCTTTTATCAGATCAATTTCTGTTTGAATTTCATCTGCAAAACGGAGATATACATTGATATTAACCGGAAGTGTTTCAATAATATAATGTAATTCTTGTACCAGATTATAACAATGACCAATGGCGCGGTCTTGGTGTATACGTCTTTCAATCAGTTCTTCCATATATGTAGGATAGATACTGTTTGCCATATAAACATTTTTCTGTATTTCACGTAGGCTATCAATTATCACCTTACGTTGTTCGACAATAAACCATTCATGAAATGCTTCATTGCGCCGTTTTGTTTTGTCGTAATGTATCTTTTCGGCATCGGTCAATTCATCATACGGTTTACCGCTAAACATTTTGCTTAAATATTTATCGGCTTTACCTTTGTTATATCCAAAATCCCGGAGTAAGAGATCAGTAATATCTTTCCGTAAACTTGTTAAATGCCGGAACACTTCAAACTGTGAAGCCTTGCGTTTGTTTTTCAATACTGACATTCAAAACCTCCGGTATTACGTGCCGCACAAGGCGGCACAGATTTAAGATATGGAGAAAGCGGGGCGGACACCAAGAGAGGCAGAAGCGGTGCCATAGGTCGCACTCCCGTCGAAGTAGACAAGAGCAAAAAAAGAAGCGGTAACTACGTCACGTAACCAATAGCTTATCCATGGTGTGTTTTGCGCTCTTATCAAATCATGCCTATATTGAAATAATGGTAACTGTGATTTACTGATAACATGATCCAACACTAAATTAGTTCCATCTTCCCCCGGCGCAAATTGTTTACAGCCATAAACCATTGTTTCATTCATAAGCTCAATATCACTATCAGCCCATAATCCGCCACTCACTCTACCGGTTGTTACTGCATTATTGAGATAATTTCTGTGCCTCAATACCATACCGGGAAATGCGGCGTTAATTATCGTTCTTACAGCATTAAGGTGACCGGCGGCAATAGCCGCACCTGCGTTCCCTCTCATTGCAGAACCAACATAAGCACCGGTAGTAACATTTGTTCCGTTCATTTGCTGATTTGCGCCTACAGTAGTATCAGGTACAATAGTTACATGATGGCTCCTGAGTAGATTAGCTTCGGTATCGCCACAGCCAAAGTAATAATCAAAAGCCGCTATGCGCCATGTAATGCCGTTTATGATCCAAAAGTCACCGATATACAGATCATTGAATTTGCCGCTTTGAATTTCGGCGCGTTGCTCCGGTGTAACCACTCCACCTAAGAATTTGCCGCGATAAATGGAATTGTGCGGTCCCGCACCCTCGCCCAATAAAGCTAAAAGGTCATTATTATTGTTGTTATCATCACCTTTACCAATATTAAGCTGACTCGCCTTGACTTTTTTTACCCCTCTACCGTCATGTACAAGGAATACATCATCCGGTGAGAGGTCTTGGATTTCTTCAAAATCCGCAAATTTTTTCGTCTGAATCTCTAAGTTTAACATTTGTTCGCCTCCTAATAAATTATATATTTCCAGTCTGCCATAATAGCAAACCCGGTATCATCAACAATAACGGTTAATTCATCATCATCCGTTGATATCGGTACTGCAAAGTCATTAGTTAGTACCATGCGCTGTAACCGCCCAAACATAGAAGTTAAAGCGGTCAACTGATTTTGTAAGTTACCTGCTGCATCGGTATTTAAAATACCCCTGATGGTATCAAACCACTGTTCCGCTCTCACTTCAAATTCACGCCGCCATTGTTCCTCATTGATATTTGCTTGATTCTCAAACTTAATTTTCTGCTCTTCAAAGTAAATGAGAAACGCTTCATATACATTCGTACCGTTCTCGATCATTGACATAATGATATTCAATGCTTCATTCATCCGGTTAGCATGATATGAATTAAAAAACGCAAATTCTCTGACAATATATTCTGTAACATCTTCCAATGACACAGTATCATCATCATTTTGTATCAGCTTGTACTTCTTTAATCCTGACCATAATGCCTCTTTAAAATTTGTAGGTAGTAGTTTCCAACTCATTTAAAACGCCCCTCTTTCTGATTCAAATTGCCATGTGAACATGCGCGGACTTGTTAAGATCAAATGAATATTAAATATGATGTGTTCAACATCATTCAACTTTTGAAATGATAGCCACGGTAAATCAGGTGTATCAGGTGTAT